GCTTGCTTTCGCATGTGGACCGAGCCTTGTCCACGCACACCCATATGGTCTCAATTTGTCCCAGGGAGCTCATGCCCTGACATTTGGATACATATGAAGAAGATTTCGAGGTACGGTCCGATTACCGTCTCCAAGTCCCCAAACAAACTGGCACCCGCCTTCTGAGTCAACAGACGTTAGCGTTATGATTCAACATAGGTGGTCGTTCGTTGGAGAACCCTCTTTCTTTCCCTCATACGAGTTCGGTGAGATGAGCCTGAGAAAAGCTCACCGTTCCGTCGTAACCCAAAGCGTTCGTACTCGACGCTTCCATTTCTCATTTCCATTTGGTAACTGGGGATATCTGCATACACAGCGCCCGTAACGCCCTCTAGGGTATTCGTAGCGAGTGTTCACGCTGTAAACAGCTAAACTGACACCGGGTTTCAGACCGGGCAGTGCAAGTTGTGCCGAAGCACGCAGATTCAACCTCTTTCTGGATGAATGACGTTTGGGTCACACCAGTACTTATTTCCCGTTAGTACCATACAGCCGGAGAGGAGCAGACGCCTCCGGACTCGTCCACACGGAACGTGCCGTGTGCCAGCACTATTTATCTTTACGCGACAGTGCAGCCGCGGGTCTTTGGTGAGTACCATTCTGGGAGACAATATTTTGGATATCCCGCTGTCTCATCGCGGTCAGAACGGGCTCAGAAGCCGGCGTTCGATGGCAGTTGTGCCACGATCAACTGTGCCTTACCAGGAGCACCAGCAGCAGTGATTGCGAACGACCCTGTAGTAGCAGTCGCTGTGACAGTCACAGTGTTGGTGTTGGCTTGACCGTTACCTCCTCCACCGTAGTTAACCACGGTAAGACCGACGTAGGTTCCGAAGGTCATGAAGTAGGCACCGGCGGCCTGATAGTCAATCAGGTACTCCTGCCCCACCACGAGCCCGGTGAGCGTCATGATGGTCAGCGCCTGGGTGATGCCAATAGCGCCTGCGGCAACCCCTGCAAGCAGCGGTGATGCGACTGTCCCTGCAGCTGCAGCCATCGTCCCCGATGTGGCCACGCTGTTTTCGTAGACTGGAGTCAGCAATTCAACGTCATACTCAACGTACAGCTCCCCGCACACGGCGGAAGCTGTCGTGACATTCTGAGTACACACGAACATGTTCCCGGTATCGTATGTCTTGATGTCAGTGTTCGGCGGTTGTGGTCCCGGCCGGACAAAGTATGACTTCTGCTTGTTGAGATCCTCAATGTCACTGGTGTGGCAAGAGGGTTCCCAAGGGGCGGAGCGCACAGCGTTTCGGTACGCCATGGCCTGCTGCTTTGTCGTCGGAGCAGCATCCGTTGCATCGTAGTCAACGGACAACACGGCCGAACCACCCAGGCTGGATGGAGCCTCTGTCTCATAGCAGAACTTGAGCTTCTTGAAACGATAGCTCTCGAAGTTCTTGGCCACAGACGACAACCAAGGGAAGGTTGCCACCTGACCCGGATTCAGCGCAAACTGCGTTGCCTGAAAATTCGACGGGGAGCCAGTGTTGGCTGTGATGTCCTGTATGTACTCTCGGTGAACCACGCGACAATCGCCGTTCCGCATTGAGGTCATGCGGGGGCCCTGTGTCTTGACGACACGGGACATCGCTGTGGGTGCCGATTGCATCGGACCCCTGCCACCCAGAAGGTCGTTCTTCCGCATTGCTGCAGTCGAACCAGACTTGTTCCAGTTGACAGGTTTAGGACCTTTCTTTCGCTTTGGCCGTCCCTGGCCATTCGATGGTTTCTTTTGTAGCTTGCCACCCGGCATAGCTAACACGAGTCACTCGGGATGGTGCTCGTAAGCACTGTTTCTACGGGTTCCTACCCAGTGCAAGGTAGGACTGTTCATCTAACGGTACAGTGGGTCCACTTTCGCTGGTCCAACCGCCCCCGAAGGGTTGGTCATCTGCTACTCGCTGAGGTCCACTGCCAATCCGTGCAGTCTCTCGACAATTTCCGGGAATACTCTGTAATACCCTTAGTACGGAATTTCCGCCTGTCTGCCCTTTGTCCCTAGAGTTGGGTAAGCAAACCGCGTCTGACGCGTCCGTATCCACAGATCGCGCAACCGTTTTGGAGAGTCTATGCCGTTAGACCCCGACACGCCCTAACTTGGGCGTGGTTCGATGATTTCCCTATCCATTGGGAGATTTTGAGGCTGTTCACTGCCATAACATGGACCTTGTCACCAGTCGTTGACAATCTCATCACAGGCATAGCGACAATGCCACCCGCTCAGTTTGGCACAAGAGCAAGGATGACACTGATCCCATGGTGGAAGTGGCTTTGGAGGCACGGGAGGTCGAAGTCGATTTCCAACGACGAGTCCCTCATCTCGGCTAACAGCCACCCACACGTGATTCTTCCTAGAGCATTCAATAGGTTTGAGATCCATGGCCTTTTGTTTACGCGGAGGCTACCGCGTGCCTATGCAGTCAAAGAGCCGGCCTAAAGGCCCTCTTCTGCATCTTGACGGCGGGTCTCAAGGATTCTAGTCTCCGGTTGAGCCCACGACGGGTTCGCCAGATCAGCCAGAACTTCTGGCGTGAATGGCTCCCATTCTTCGGACCCCAGCCAGGGGCGCAAGACGTCGAATTCCGCGTAACAGACGCGAATTCCTTCATCGAGCCAAGAATGGTACTCGTCGACCTGAGGACCGTGTGGTCCGGCCTCATCAAAAGTCAAAGCGTCGATCTCCATCGTACGCCTCTCCTCACGCTGGTGGTCCAACAGCGATTTCTGGAAACCCTCTCGGGCCCGTGAGAACACATCACCTCGAGCTCTCTTCCGCGGCACATTGCACAGACGGAAAGGCTGCAAACATTGATAAACGGACAGCATAGGCGCACCCTGCGCTTGCTTCCGTCTCCATGCAGAGGGGACATTCACTCCTGCCAACACCGGCTGCCAGGGTAGGCGCATGGTGATTGGGGCTTCAGGAATCTCCGGTCCAGGGAGGGGGCCGAAGCCAAGGTGCCCATAACGAGTTTTGTGGTACAGCTCGTAGGCAGCCTGCCTTTGTGGAACAGTGACTTTGAACCTGAGGTCTTTGTGAGGGGTCAAACCCATCCCACCCAAACCACGAGAGACAAAGAGATTGCGGTTTCCGCACTCGGCGTAAAGTTCCGCCTTATGCCGCTTCAGATAGCCAGCATAAATCTCTCTGGTGCGACTGGGCAACCCAGCTCGACACCCTCTCAACAGTTCCTCGATCACCGCCACACGGGACTGCACTTCAGAACCGGTTTCAGAAACCTTGTTCATTACCTTGTTTTGCCCGAAATAGAGGCCACTGTTCAAAAACGGAATGGCAACGGGCGTATACCTCTTTTCGACGAACCTCGCCGGAATTAAAGTATCCCCCCACTGGGTCGGACCAGCCGAAGCCCAGTGCTCAGGAACAAAGGTACCCTTTCGATTCTCATCGAGCAAGGGGAAGTGGAAACAGGCAGAGTTGGCATTGGCAAACACGCGATCGTGATATGCCTTTCCCGGGCTCATCTTGAGCCCTACCTTCTCTCCGTTGGCAACGTGCGCAGCCCAACGCGAACGACGAGCGACGTACAGCATGTCGTCTCCATTGACCAACACACCCTTTAACTTCTGTTTCAGCGGACGAGGATCGTCCCTGATGGTGTACAGATAAAGGCCCAAATTTGCCAGGCAAAGAATTGGGAACGACAGAATAGAGCCCATGAGCTGGCCATTCTTCTGCTGGATCGGCAGAACGTCGTCATGTGGGAACGGATACCTACAATAGTGCGGAGCAAGAACCGACATCCAAATCGGTAGCAGATCAGATGTCTGACCCCTAAGGATTCTGCTCATGATACTCGCACTCAACCGCGCCGATAGTCCATCGGTCGCAGCACTGTAGTCGATAGAGAACCACTCGTGACTACCTACACCACCTCCGACCCGGTTTTCCTCCAGGTCCATCAAGTCCGTCGCACTTAGCGGGCGGCCTATCAGACGAAACTCTCCTCGGTGCCGGAGAATGTCATGGATCTTAATCTGCAAAGGTTTCGACAGATAGTATGGTGTGGCTTCACCCTTGGAAATCACACGTGTCTTCAGTGGCTCTAGTACGACTTGGATCGTCGCCTTTAAAGCCTGTCCATGGTAGAAGAAAGCTTCACCAAGGACGGCGTCAGTCCATGCTCGCTGAGCAATCGGCTTGCGATAGTGCTCAAACAAAGCATTGTTGACTACGACGCCCCCAACGACACATTGGGTGTGATAGGAGATACGAGTTAACTCAAGGTCGAACACCGCCCTGCGGTTGTCCAACTCATAAGTTTCCCAAGTTTCGGTGGGGTCCTCCGGATTCCGGTACACCACCTTCTTGGTAAACGCCTTCTCCATCAGGGCTCCGAGTTGTCCCCCCTTGTCGCGGGACTTCTCAAAACACGCGCGTGTGGACGCGACGTGCCGGGTATCTCCTTCGAGGTCCCCGTAGTGCTCTAGGTGCTCTTCTAGAGTAGAGGGTTGGTATGTGCTCAGCAACTGAGTGCACACATCGTCCAAGACTGGTTCCAACACCTCCATGACGCCATCATGCGTCTCGTCGTCAATAGGATCTGGTTGATCCATTGCGACTCGGTGCTCCTCGTAGGCAGTATGCACCATCTCGTCCGTCAAGGGCAATGCCGCTCTCTTACCTTGCAACCAGGAGTAAAAGAGATGCGTGTTCCGAGTAGAGCGGCTCCTAAGCCTGACTCTGAACCAGTTTCGGAACTGGCCCGTCGGTCTCCACGCCACGGGTGGTTTCTTGAGAGGCTCACAGCCATTCCTCAGATACCAACTCATTGGAGCGCAAGTAATGTACTTCGCTCGTTTGACGAAAGCGCTTTCTGCTAACGGTCCCCCGGACTCGTCCATCGACAGATAAGCAAGCACTTGGTTACGAAGGGAGTCGATGACTCCCTCCGGCGCGTTGTGGTGTTTCAACACCAAACAAAATCCGCGCAAAAGGCCTTGAGCTCTTTCACCCGCTGAAACAACTGGATCAGCGGCAGGAGGCTCTGTCTCTCCTGAGTCTACAGCCAGCATTTCGGTGCTGGCCTGACCAAACTTCGACAACGTCGGCGTCCCCTCCGGGATGTCGCCTAAGTCGCCTAGACAGTTAATTATGTCACCCTCCTCACTCATAGCGATTGAGGGCGGTTAGAACTGTGTCTGTTGATTATTTCGTGGGTCCCAAATTTTACAAATGGCGTCTAACCCTGCAGTAGCAAGGAAACGGCCATCACACGGACAAAAAGAAACTTGTGAAACAGTGTCGGTGTGGCCTTCAAGTTTAAAAACTGGAA